TGACTATTCCGTTTACTGGAAACCTGGCAAGCGTTAGTGCTTATGGTCAATGTTACCTTTGTGCTATTTACGTAGACGGTAAGCAGTTAGTGGATCCGAATCTTACTGTTAATTTTACTGGTGCCCCTGGAATCGCATCAACAATCCGTGCAAATCCTAGTGCTGGAATTAGCATTGTCTCGTACAGTGGAGATAGTTCTAATACAAGCATTGCTCACGGATTAAATAGTCCACCAGAATTTGCAATCTTTAGGGCAACAAATGGTACTAAAGATTGGGCTGTCTACCACAAAGAAATTGGAAATGCAAGAAAAGTAAATTTAAACTTAGCAGACGCACAGAGTGGGCCAAACGACACCCTTTTTCGATTTGCCGACCCCACCTCATCTCTCATGTTTATAGGGAGTGAATCGTCTGTTAATTGGAGCGGTTATGACATGATCGCATACCTGTTTGCAGGTGTGGACGGATTTAGCAAGTTTGGTAAGTACACCGGCAACGGTTCATCTGATGGTACGTTTATATACTTAGGATTTAGACCAGCATTTTTAATTATTAAATCTATAGACACAGCACAATACTGGTATCTTGCCGATTCTTCTAGATCTTCAACAAATGATGGTGCTACTGAAGGCTTATGGGCTAATACCAATGATAGTGAATTTAGTTACGATGTAGATTTTCTTTCTAATGGAATTAAGCACCGAAATACAAGTGCAAATTTAAATGCTGCTAATACATTTATCTACGCCGCCTTCGCTGAACACCCCTTTAAAACTGCACGCGCACGCTAATTAATTACTTATGCTTAAACTTGATAACAAGCCCCTGTCTTATGACCGGGCATTTACACATGATGGGATTCAGTATCCCGCTAATTGGTTGCGCCTGTCCAGTTTGGAAGAGCGTAACGCACTAGGTATTACAGAAGTTGCTGATGCACCTAGTTATGACCAGCGGTTCTATTGGGGTGTTGGTAACCCCAAAGATCTTGATGAGTTAAAAACTAACTGGTCAAACCAGCAAAACAACACTGCAGGTACTTTGCTACATGACAGTGACTGGCGTGTTGTTAAAGCCAAAGAAACTGGAACTAACATTCCGACTGCTTGGAAGACATATCGAGCTGCTGTAAGGACTGCTTGCAATGCACGTCAAACAGAGATCGCTGCTGTAACCACTGTCGAAGCACTGAAGGAACTGTTCTTTGGTGCTGCAGAAGTACAACAAACTGATTCTGACGGTAAAGGCGTTGTTGATAGCGACAACAAGCCCGTCATGATCGCTAACCCTAATCTTGCCACTGCGTGGCCTACATCACCATGATTACTATTATTCGCCCTATTCTTTTTCAATTTTTGCAGTCTGACCGTGTCAAAGCGTTGATTGTGGAAATGCTGGAACGACTTGCTAAGACAACCGATAATGATATCGATGACAAGGCAGTCGAATTTGTACGCAACGGACTTTTTCCTAATAAATAACTATGGCTAACTACGATAGACCTGATCCTCATTGGATGAAATGCGGAGTTACTGATTATCTCAGAACTACTGCAGTTGAGATCACTGAAGATGGAATGTACAAAATTTCAAGCTCTGACACAAATATGTATCTTCAAGTTTTGGAAGCTGGAGATTCTATCACTGGCTCAAGTAGGTACAACGCGGTAGTTCAAATGCATGGTACTTATGCACCTGAACAATTTTTGTTTTTACAAAAGGGACAGAAGATAATTTCCAACACTACCTACGGAACATATACAAGGATGGTACCTGTTTAAACTATGAACATTCCAGATATGAAATTTGTACATCTAGACAAAGATGGCAAGCAGGTAACCGAGATGGTGCCTTACGCAGATATCATGACTTACAACCAAAAGGTTATTGATGATGGTGGATTTCCTCTTTGGTACGGAAATAAACCATACCCTGCTGAATTTGCAGATTAAATATGGACTGGCTTAGTCCCCCAGAACTACCCTCTTTAAGCCTCCCTAATGCCCCTGGTTTACCCGGTCCTGTACTTGGTATCCCAAGGGCAGAATTACCCTATTACAAGCCCTTAGTAGTACCTCCTAGCGTACTTAAGGCTCCAGCAGGAATAGAAGGTGTTAACAGTGATGAGTCTCCTGAGAAAGAGACAACTACACCAACACCTAAAACTCCTGCTCCTATAACTCCACCTCTTCCACAAGAGGCACAGATACTGGAGATTCCGTTTACGGAAGTAGAGGTTCCAATGCCTTCTACTATCATCATGACGACTGCAGTTACTACAGCGTTTATCTCTGTAGGTGCCACCCTAATTGCCACTTCGTTGTTCAAATACATTGTAATGATCTCGAAGCCAATTATTAAACAGGCATGGAACAAGATAACGAAAAAAAAGCAGGATTCATTAAATTCGTCGTCCTCGTCTGGTCAGCCGGTCTCTTGACTGCAAGCTACGCAGGATGGATGCCAAAGATGGATCCTACTTATGTCGCATCAATACTGAGCGGCACACTTGCAACCTTCTCTATCTCACGCGAAAAGAAACAATGACAAAGCTATTATTGCTTTTGCTTCTTGCTAGTCCAGCTGCAGCGCAACAGGTAACCCCGAACTTTACTCAGGGTTCAATGCAATCAACTACTACCACCACGATTGACATTGATCGGACGATTGAAACCGAAATCTATGGTGGTGCATATTCATCATGGTCTGGAACAAACGTAACACCAAGTGGAGATATAACAAATTCAACCACAACATTTTCAGTACACACTGCTGGCGATCAATTTCAGCTAGAAGTTGTGACCAGAGCAGCAGGTGTAGTAGAGACAATCGACATCGACGAAACAATCGAGTCAGTATCTACCACTACCTCCTTGTCAGTCTTCTCTCAGTAAGTCCTGCTTACGCTGAAGACCCAAAGGTACAAAACACATCTAGCCCTGTAGCTGCGGCAACAGGCAACGTGACTAACCAGGCGGTGCAATTCCAGAACAACGGAGCACCGTCACGTCAGTATTTCCATGGCAACAACAGTTGCAACGGTACGACGATGCAGTTCTCACCCTTTTATATGGGTAATGACACTGTACCGAGTGATTCTGCTGGTTATGTCAGAAGCAATAACTTTGGCGTTCAGCTGAATTTCTCTGTGCCGTTAGATGGCGGCATGATAGAAACCTGTAAAGCTATCGCCCGTAAACACGAAGCCAAAATGAGGCTTGATTACGAGCTAGTACGTGCAATTAAGTGTACAGAAATTATGAGAGCTGGGTTTACATTTAGACCTGGCAGTCGTGTTGAAGTGCTTTGTCACGACATCGTACCGATAGTAGCTCTACAACAACAACAAAAACAAATTAAGACTCCAAACTGGTAATGCTTGAAGCAACAGTGACAATAGTCATCGCTGCTATTGCTGGCGGTGCAGCTTTAAATAATAGATTACATCAAAGAGTTAATAACGTGCATGACCGTATTAGTGGTCTTGATCGACGTATTGACGCAATCGAACTAGGTGTTGCTACTGACTACGTGTCAAAAGCAGACCTTTCGGTAATGACTAAGCGGATGGAAGATCACATGATTCGCATTGAAAGCAAATTAGATCAAATCGTATTGAGAAATAGTTAATGCCACACGATAAGCAACACGAACCAAGCCGTTTAGACGGCCCTGAAGATCGTAAACCCAGAGGACCAATTCCCGGTGGTGGTACTAATCCATTCAGGAAAGCTCATAAAAAACTAAAAGGCGAACGCCCAAATTACAACGTATGACTTACAAACTAGTAGATACCATTCGCGGCAAGGTGCTGCAAGAGTTTGACTCTAAAGAAGCTGCTGAAAAGGCACTGACTCATTCCTCAGTACTGGATAACAACGTAGTTGAACTCCAAGCTCCTGCTCCAAAAAAGAAAGCCACCAAAAAGGTGAAGGCTGATGTCGAAACAGCAGAATAAGGCTACAGAGAATCAGTTTAACGAACTCCATAGTCTTGTCACAGAAGAGTTTTTAAAGCGAGTCAAGTCTGGCGAAGCTACTACTCAAGACTTAAAAGCAGCTTGCGATTGGCTAGCTAAGAACGACATTAGCGGTGTTGCCTTTGAAGGCAATCCGTTGTCAAAGCTAGCAAGTGTAATGCCGTCTATTGATCCCGAATTAGTACAGAGCAGACTCTATGGCCGCAGGTAAAACGTCTACGTATTACAAGAACAACCCTGAAGCTCGTAAGAAAAGACTGAAGCAACAGGCTAAATACAACAAGACAGCAAAGGGACTGAAGATCCGAACTAACGCTAACAAGCTAAATCGGAAACTTGGTACTTATGGCAATGGTGACGGCAAAGATGCCTCACATACAGGTCCGAATAAAGGAAAGCTAGAGAAACCCTCTACTAACCGACGTAGACCACGCCTAAAGATCAAATACGCATGACCCCTTTACTTCCAACTCCTGAACATTATCTACACAACCTAATAACCATGACATCCTCTGAAGCCAAGCGCCTTTGGAGGCGCAGCATCAAAGAACATTTTGGCTGTACATGTGTTTATTGCGGAACTACTTATGAATTACATCAACTCACTTTGGACCACGTTCTTCCTCGCAGTAAGGGAGGTGAAGACATCTCATCGAATGTTGTATGCGCGTGTGCCAGATGCAATCAGGACAAAGGAAGTGAACATTGGCGCTCTTGGATGAGAGAGCGATTCGGACAAAACCTTCTTAGGGAAGGACTAATACTTTCACATATTAATTAAATGCATAAACCAGGACACAAGAAACCAGTAAAGCAATCAAAACCACGTCCTAAGAAGAAAGGGTACTGAACAACTAATTAATTACACGCCCCCGCAAGGGGGCTTTTTTTATGGCTGGACATCATGACATAGAACGCTTGCACGATACTGCAAGAGAAATGTTGTTAGATTACAGAGAAGAATTAACAGCTAGATGGAAAGCTGGGGAAAGAAACAGTGATCTAAAAAGAGTTAAAGAGCAATTAAACAATCTAGATTTAGATCCATGGAGCTATGGTGACATACTTGACGATGCGTTATCTAAAGGAGCTGACGCAAAGCAAGTAATGAAAGATCTTAGAAATCACCAATCCAGAACAATGAAACTTTGGGAAGTGCTTTCTAGTGATACTATTCATCACATTATTGGCAAACGAACTGGCGGTGATTCTCTTGCACATGTCGACGGTAAAAAATTAAGGGAAGCTGTTGCAATATTAATTGATAAATACGGCCATAGGTTTGCTAACGATCCTAGTAATTATCTATCACTATCTGACTATGCCCATAAGGGACAATTCGGTAAAGGGTTAGAAAAATTATCGGGTGTTTCAAATACAGAGCATCGTGATTTTATGGCGCACGTAGGTGGTAACACGCAATCACATGCTAAAGATCTTACTGCCCGTGACATGCAAGATGTCCCATCAATTGTTGAAGCGTTAGAACGCCTAATGCAACCACAAGAAGCATCTGCACAAAATGCAAATTTACTTGATGCGGGAAGACAAACTAGAGTCAATCAAATCGTAGGACTACAAGGTTACGGCGCTGAAAGCCTTGAGCAGATTACACAGTTTAAAAAGATGGTAAAGAAAATTTTACCTATAATTAAACCTGATTTAATAGACTCATATGGTGAATTACTTAAATTTACTCCAGAACTTGCAGGTGGAGGAATACATTTAAACGCAGGTTTGGGAGTAGATGCATATAAAAAATTGACGGGTTTTTTACAAGATAACCTTGGAGGCGAAGCAGCAGGTGCATTGTATGGACTCTTGATGGATCCTGAAATGCAGCAAGCAGTTGAAAGCGAAGACGGGCAAAAAGTAGCCACTATTTTAAGTAGAGATGCAGTTATAGGTGGTTTGATGCAGCAAGGTATTCAATATGGTGCAACAAAATTACCGGCTTTAGCAGCTCCAATAACTGCAGCAGGTTCAGCACTAAATACAGCCATGCCAATAGCCGCAGTATCTCAAATTCAAGGTTCATCTGACCCACAGGTGCAGATTAATCGTAATAGAGATGCACTAGAAAATAATGATCCTGTAGCAGTTAGCCATGCACAAGAAGTACCACAAAGTTATGGAAAGCAAGGTCCATCATATGACTCAGCATCAGGTCAAGGCGTAAATGAACCTGGACCTATGTTTGATCTAACTCCAGTTTATGAAAATGTAGTTAATTTTGTTTCTGGTGGTGCTCATATTAATCGTAAAAAACTAGAAAGACAAGAACAACTAAGAGCATTACCTGCTACTCACCCAGCACGTGCTGGTTTTCCTATAGGCGGTGGAATGTAATTTATGAATAACGTCTTAGAGGCGTTGCAGGAAGATTTCAAGCTGTTTCTACAAGCCTTATGGGGACAGCTTGAATTACCTACTCCTACACGCGCACAATATGCAATTGCAGACTATCTACAATACGGTCCTAAGCGTCTACAGATTCAAGCCTTCCGAGGAATCGGTAAATCTTGGATTACAGGTGCGTTTGTGTTGTGGACACTCTTCAAAGATAAGGAAAAAAAGATCATGATTATCTCTGCGTCTAAAGAACGTGCAGATAACATGTCTATCTTC